CTTAAAGAATTGTTTGTGCTAGCAACACCACCATTTACGGTAATGACATAGTTGTCGTAAGTTGCGCTAAACGCGTCAGAAACAGTTACCGCCGCAACTGTCGTACCAATGACTTGAGATTTAACCAATACCAAACCGCTAGTAACTAAAGAAACCCACGACGAACCGTTATAGGTTTGGTAAGTAGAAGTTGCCTCTATGTAACAAGTTTGACCCTGTGCAAGCACCTTTTCGCCCGAGCCACCAAACGCCGCGTCTCGAGTCACGGTGGTTGCGAAGACCGGGATACCCGTGTTTACTTCGGTCATTTGTGCAGCGGTAAGTACCTGGCCTGCGGTAAATGCTGGTACTGCGGTTTGTGCGTTAACTCCCATAAGTGCTCCTATCCTAAGACATTTTCTGCGTCAAGTACGCCATAGATCAGATCGTCCAATATCAGCTCGTACACGATCGTGGTTGGCGCGGTGCTGTAAAGGACGCTGTGGCCTGTGCTGAAGTCCAGACGATGCTCAATGCCCTCAACTGACAGCTCTTGAGCCAACTGGGTTGTTCCAGTACCGCTAGAAAATGACTTTTCTACGCTAATTGTGTCGCCAATATCCACGGTTGCCAGGGTGTCTTTTTGGGCTGTAGTCAGCATTAGAAACTTGGTTGCTACGGACGTGTAGCGCGGTTCGGGCTCTGGGTTAAGCAGGTAGTCGGCAGCGTCATCAATGCTTGTTTGCTCATGTAGCAGACTGTTTGTGATGCTCGTTGTCTGAATGAAATAGGTTGCGATAGACCCTGCATCAATAGCGGTAGCGGTCTTGCCGTCAAGCCCTGTTACGACCGCGCGGTTAATAACCGAGTCAGCCTCAAACGAAATACCTACTCCGTCATACTTGAAATTGGTGCCGTCATCATGGAAGTCAGCGACAGGCGCGCTTAACGTGTTCCCGATGCGCTCTTGAAAAGTGAACACGCCAGCCCTTGACATAAACACACGCCCAAACTCAGCGGTTTCGTTGATCTGGGTGATGTATTGCAACACGTTTGTTCCTGCCGGCACGGTGTAGTCGCTGTCGTGGCCTAAATTGACGGTGCCCGTTGCGATGCTTCGAGCGCCTGCTGGGAAATCAACCTCGGGCAGGTCTAGGACTGTCTCTATACGTTCGCCTGATGTCTCTGGGCTGACGTTTAGTTCGTCTAGGAATGTTTGTGCGAGTAGGTAGAACTGGTCAGCGCAATACACGGTGACACTATCCAAACCTCCGAGCGCAAAGTTGTAGTCATAATTAATAACGAAACCAGAAAAGATTGACTCGGGCACATCGGTTGAGCTGTAACGGATTAGTCGTACTTCGCGCAATGGTGCAAGCCCAGGCTTAGATTGCGGGGTGTCGTAAAACGGACTGTTTTGGTCAAACGGGTTAAAGATGCCGTCCACGTCTTGAATGGTGAATGTCATTGTTCCAGCGCTGAACTGATCGCCCACGTCACGGCGACCGCGCCGCACATTGATGCTGACAGTCGAGTCCATCACATCGGCAAACTCGGTCGTACCGTCTAGCACATACTCGGTGTTATTCAGTACGCCCTTAACAGCGTCGTCAAGGATAAACGCGTCAACCTGAAACCCTGTGGCAATTTGTAGGTCATAGTTACCAGAGTCAACGACTGCTACGCCTGGCATTAGGCCACCTGTAACTGCAACGGCCCAGCGCTACGCGAATAGGCGCGCAAGGCGTTAACGACCGACTCGCCGATCTCGGCGCTTGTGGCAAGACCGCCTGTCACGTTAATAGTTATTCCGCCACCAGATTGCATGCGATCTAATGGCACAACTGCTTCTGGGCCAGCCTCACCGATCAAGGCAAGCGTAGGACTCGACACGATGCCACCTTCAGCCATACGTGGCAAACCTAAACGACCTGCAGCTTGTGTCGGTGTTCCGCCAATTTGTGGCACAGGCAAGTTTGGCACTTTTGGCAGATCAGGCAACAACGGAATTGAGTTGTACGCGCTCACGATTGCGTTAACCGCGCCAATTGCAGCGTTAACCATGCCAGCAAAAAATCCGATCACCGTGTTGACGATTGCTTTAATGCCGTCACGGAACCATTCAAATTTGTTGTACGCGGTCACAAGCGCCACGACCAGCAATGCGATGCCGGCAGCGATCAGGGCAAATGGGTTGAGCGCCATGGCGATGTTGGTGACAACGATTGCGGCGGCTACTGCTCCGATAGCGCCAGCGATTGCTAGGAATGCCTGTGGGTTGTCTTGTGCCCACATCGCAAACTTGTTCAAGATCGGTAGCACGGCCTCGACTACTGGCAAGAGCGCTGCGCCGATTGACTCTTTAGTTTCGCCAATGGAGTTAGACAAAATCTTCATTTTGCCTGCTGCGGTTTCCGCGCTTGCAGCGGTAGCACCGCCGAACGTTCCGCCCAGCACGTCCATAATTTCGTTGAGGCTGGCGCCTTCTTTGATCATTGTTGCCATTTCTGGGCTTAACGATCGCAACGCCTTAAAGTTGCCTTGGTATGCCTTGGCGAGCGCGTCTGCAACGGTGGCGCTACTTGTGCCTGTGGCTGTGCTGATGTCCATGACAAGGTTCATGTCGCGCATGGCCATGTCCACATCTTTTGTACCGCGCACAAGTGCTTCTAATGCCAAGCGATACTCGGTGTCAGCAACGCCAGACGCTCGAGACATTGCGCTGATCTGTTCTTCAACCTGTGCGGTCTGGGCTTTACTTGCACCCGTCACATTGTTAAGCGTTAACGCAAGCGCCGCCTGTTCCTGCTGATCTTCCATCGCAGCCTTAGTCGCATCACCAAGCGCCAACGCCAAACCGCCAAGCGCAGCAGCTGCCGGCACCGCAGCCTTCTTAATAGCAAATTGGGCTTTTTCGGATGTCGTTTCCAGTTGCTTGAACTGGGCAATAGCCTTCTTAATCCCTTTGCCGTCAAACTCTGAAATGATTGGGATATTTACGGCCATTATTTAATCTCTCTATTTGCTTCGTCCATAACACGCCGTACTAACTGTTCCATTTCTCTTACTACATCATCACGGCGTTGCTCGTATGCTCTCCACATTACTCGTGATCGAGGGCCATAACGTGCTGTTAAGGCTTTGCCTAGCGCTCCGCCCATCGTGGTGTCGTACAGCGTTCCAGTAGCCCCTTGCCATTGAATCATAAAAGTACCCACGTTTACCTTGTCGCCACCGCTGTATTCCTTAATGTTCCGTGTGTTGATTTTGGCAATAATCCGCTGGTTAAATCCGTCAACCCAAGGCAACACTTCGTAGCCAGATCGGTATCTGTACGCTCTAGCCATACCCGACAAGGGCGCTTTGGTTGGCACAAGGTTTTTGGCATCGTCAATAACAGGCTGAACAATTTTCTTGTAATCCTTGGTAATTTCGCGGCGCAAAGATTTGTCGATCTTGTTAAGAGTTTTTAAGGCTTCTTTAAGACCAACAATTTCAATGTTGCTTGTGACCGTTGACGATCGTTCCGTAAAACTCCGCGCTGGCATAATTACCTTCTTTTTTTGTTTGCCTCGTTAAGCACTTTAATGACCGTTGCTATATCTCGAGCGTCAAACACAATGTCGCTAGGCCACCAACCGACCGCGACCAAAATCTCTGCTAGTTGGCGACGGTAGGTGCCGCGTCCGTAGGGTTTGGATCAGTCTCATCCAATACCGGCATAATCTCCAGCTCTGGGTTCTTACTAATCCACTCACGCCAATTGTCACCGATCTGTTCGCCTTTAAGTTTTAAGATCGTGTGCATCCAACAGCAGTAATCGCTGTACAGCGGTTGCGTTGATAGTTGCTGGATGTTGCGGCGCTCGAGTCTCTCCCACTCGGTTACCACAAACAGGTTTGTGTAGTAATACTCGGGTGCGCTGTCAGGCGTACGCTTTAACTGCAACTTGATCTTCATGTTTCTCCTATGTCGGCTTGGAGCCGTTAATTATGGTGCGGTTACGTCAAGCGTCAGCGCGCCACCCATGAACGTAATGTCATAGGTTGACAACTCGCCAAGGGATGCGTTAATAACTGGCAACGACTCAAGGTAGCAACCAGTCAAAATAAACTTTGGGTTAGTTGCTGATTCTGCACCTGACGCTGGGGTCAAGGTGATGTTGGTCTTAGTGCCAACCAATGGGAACAACGTTGCGTAAGTTTCGGTTGCTGCAAACGACGCGTACATCGTCAAGGTTACTTCGTTGTTGACAAGGCCAGCGGTGTAACTGCGTGAGTTAGTGCCGAACGCGGTGTCTTCAAGCGCTTCAACCAGATAAGTCAATGTTGCTGCGCTGCACATGTCGGTCAAATCAACGCTGTTAATTGTGAGGACTGGGTT